AGTGGCGTCGCCGCTCGCAAGGCAAGGGCTATAAATTTTGCCACTTTTTCTGGCGTCGGAAACAGGTCGTTAAGCACCGGCTTTAGGGCCGCTACCTTGGCTTGGTAGGTTGCTGGTGCTGGTGCTGTTGTGTTGGGTTGCATATTGATAAGGGGTTTGGGTTAAAGGTACTCAAAATCAACGTCGTAACCTACGGATTCGCGCTCTATCTGGCGGATCATGCCAAGCGGAAAGTATCCCAAAAACTTGCCGTACATACGTCCTAAGTAGTCCGATTTAGTAACGATATACCGGCGGTCAAAGTAGTCAAAGTATAGACCGTGGTGATCCAGCTTGCCATTCCAACGAAGCTCAACATACCACTGGCCTCGTGAGCGGTATTGGATGCAGTCTAACATAGCCCTACATCCGGGTCATAGCCCATAAGCCAGTCGGCAAAGCGCAGCAGTTGGGTTTCGGGCAGACAGTTAATCCAGTCAATGTCGTGGGACTGGTACCAAGTGTCAACTATTGGTTGACCGTTGTGATCTGCTCCAAGGCATTGATCCAGCCATTCGCCAGGGCCACCGCCCCAGCGAAAAATGTCGGCGTCGTTGAAGTAGATGTACCCGCCGTCCAAGTACGTCGTTTCGTAGCCGGGTATCTTGCCAGCGGCGTCAAATGCGACGGTAAGCCGGTACGGCAAGCCCTCGTGCTCACCACTGTAAGTGTCGTCAACGTCGATTACGTCAACGACAAACAACTTGCGCCAAATCGCCCACACCTCACGGTGTTCAGGGGTTATCTTGGTTGTTTCCATACCGGTTATACGGGGTTGTCGCCCGGCGGGTTACAGAGTTCGACGATTTTTTGCAGGATTTTTTCCGTGTGCGCCGCTTGCTCAGGCAATGGGTTTTTAGTCGAGTTGGCGTAGTGCAAGATCGTTGAGTGATCCCGGTTAAGCGCACGGCCAATGTCGCTGTATGTACAGTCCAATTTTCTGAGGGCAGTAATAAGGGCGTAGCGGTATGTAACCAAGTGTTGCGACCTATTGTTGCTTATGATCGCAGCGGCGGTTGTCTCACCATAGAGGGCCACCAGTGCATCGTACAGCACATACAACGGGCCACGTGGGGAATCTGGCGGGCAGTCTATTGATGCTTGCTCGACATCCTGCAATAGCTTGCGCTCATAATCAAGCACCTCTTGTGCATCAGCAAGCCGCCCCGTCAGAATGTCCACCTTTTTTTCCTGTTGCCTTACGCGCTCTCTTGCAGCTTGTAAGTCGCGCAAAATCATGCGCTTACGGTAGTTGTCAATCATGTTGATAAGGGTTGTAGTACTACAATTGTGTTGTGTTTTCCAAGTCCTGCACCGTTGGCGCACCATCCAAGCGGCTTTTATACGTCGCCCGGATGCTCTCTTTCAGGCCCAAGGCCATAGGCCCGGCAGCTGACTCTAATACCTGCAACACGCCGTTGCGGGCGGCTTCGGCGCGGGCATTTTCGGCGGCAGCAAACTCAGGGTCTGTGGCCAATCGATGCTCGTAAGCGGCCCGCTTTTCGGCCTGCAAAGCCTTTTTGGCCTCTATCTCGGCTTGCCTTTCCGCAGCAGCAACGTCGGCCATGAACCGCTCAAATGCTTGGCTTATACTGTCAACCCCGATCGTGTACAGGTCACGGTGGTTGCCCTTGGCGTCCATCAGGTAGGTGCTGGGCGACCTGGAAAAATCGCGGAAAAACGTGACAACGTCGCCCAAGGTTGGGGCAGTCCGGTGGTCTACGATTACTTCGGCGGCCAGTATGGCGGCCTCAGGGGTACATTCACGGCCCAAGGCGGCGGCAAAGCGTAGCACCATACCAGATACCTCTCGGATGTAATCCAAACGCGTCATTTCTGGCCCGAACAACTGGCGGACGGGCACAAGGTACCCGTGCGCACGCGCAATACCAAGCCGCTGAGCGTTAAGCGGCTTATTGGCCTGAGCCCGTGCCACCAACCCTCTCTGCGAGGATGCGGTCAACTGCGGCGGCGCTTGCTGCATTTGCTTTGCCGACGCGGGTTGTAGGCTGTTGTTGCTGTTGCTCATGTTTCGCGCGTTGTGCCTTATACGTGGCAATGATTTTGGCAGCGTTGTTGCCCACCCAGCGCATATTGACTGAGTTTTCGGCGGTAAAGGTGTCCAGTTGTGCGGTCAGCCGTAAGCCCTTGTAAAAGTAGTCAACCAATACGGCGGGCGTTACGTCAGCGTCTTTGGCCTTTTGGACCTTGTGCAGGTAGTCAGCCAGCGAGCGGACTGCGGTGTTTTCTGCGGCATTGCGCTGCCACGGGCCGCCAGTTACCTCCTCAACGTACTCAGTGTGGGCCGATACAATCGCCTTAACGTAGGGGGCCAGCAAGTCAACCTTTTCGGCCTTCGGGGCCTTGGGTTTGGCGGCAGGCTTGCGTAGCTGCACCGTGTCCCCGCGACGGCCACCGGGGCCGGGATACACAACAAATACGTCGGGGTGCTGGGCTACAATGCGGCGTACTTGCTCGGCAAACAATCCAGTGGCCCGGCCTATTGCCCGGAAAGAGGGCGGGTCTGCGGTCTGTACGGCAGCCTTAATGGCCGCCAAGCGTTCTGTTTTGTCCATAGTATGCGCCAGTGGGTTAGTCCGGCACCCGAAAACCCCGCCTTGTTAGGGCGGGGCAGCGGGGCCTTGTTAGCGCTTACCAGATTGCCTTGGATTTTAGGTGCTCAGGGACGTATATGTCCGGGCGGCAGCCACGCAAGTCGAGCCAGCCGCCAACGCTAAGGCCGTCCGGCAGGGCGGTAAGCGCCGTGCAGCCGCCCAAGTCGAGCGAGCCGCCAACGCTAAGGCCATCCGGCAGGGCGGTAAGCGCCGTGCAGCCGCCCAAGTCGAGCGAGCCGTCCACGGTATGGCTGTTCGGCAGGGGCGGCAATTTGCCGTCCACAAGGTCTGCGTTTTTAAGGGTAATGTTCATAGGGGTTTGGGGTTGTGTTCACCCCAAAACCCCGGCCTTGTTTCAGAGCCGGGGCAGGGGCAACGCCTATACTATACCTGTTTGCACCAAGTGTCGTAGTCGTCGTGGCTTTCGAAGGCGTGCCAGCCTCCGTCAACCTCTACGATAACTGCTGCCCAAGGGGCAACCTGTTTGGCCGCTTCAAGCGTGGCGGCGGATTCTTGACCCTCTTGGGCGTTTTCGGGGGTGGGAATGAATTGATTGCGCATGACCGCTATTGCCAGTGTTGGGGTTAGAGCGACTGGCGGCGCTTGTTATAGGTTATACGGCACGCAGGCCGTAGGGTTACACTAGGCGGCAAAAATCTGCGAAAAATCTGCGTGCTCCGGGCGATAGGCAACACCCAAGTTGCGGGCGATCTTGCCAGTGGCGGCAAGGTAGTTTCCAGCGCGGCGGATGATCTCGCGCTTAGCCTCGTTGCCAGCGGCCTTTGCTACGGCCCAAGCGGTTTTGAGGGCTTGGCTCATCGTCATACCCTTGCGGCGCAGGCCGTGGGCGGCACGCATTACGTCGGCTTTGGTGTAGCTTTTGGCGGGGGCAGCAGTAGGAGCGGCGGTAGTCTCTTCGGCAACCACGGCGGCAGGCTCGGCAACCGGGGCGGTAAGAGCAGCGGCGGCGGCTTCGCCAGCAGCTTGGATCATGCTCTCGTCGCGGCGGGTGCTCGATACCACCTTGCCACTGGTCAGGTCGTAGTAACCAGCGGCGCGGCCTTTGTGATCGTTAACGTACAGGCGGCGGGCTACACCGTCCTTAACCCACAGTTTGGCGGTATAGATGTCGCTCTTGGTGATAGTGGCTTGGGCGGCAGTTTCGGCGGCGGTGATGGTGGTAGCTTGCATCGTAGTGGCGTTGGGTGTTGCTGAATGATTATGGTACAAATATAGGGCGTTATGTAACTCGTGTCAATAGCCGTTACACAAATTGTGACAATATTTTTTGCAATTTGGCCTAAATGCATGATATTGAGGCAGTAAAATTTGTGTCGCTATCCGTTACGCAAAGCGTTATGCAATCCGTTACAAGCCCATTATATAAGGAGCATCCAAAGTGGTCGAATTTGACCACTTTGACCAGTTATCCGGCATTCCCGGATAACTGACTATATTTAGGAGCATCTGAGAGCGGCCAGACCGTGGGTAGGATGCCTCCGGGGCCTTTGTGCCCCTTTTTTGTTTGCTTTTGAGCAATACACCAGTATATTTGCAGTGCTTTACGGCTAAGAGTAATACGCCCGGCAGGCGGATAATCCCCGCACACTTGCTGGGCTTTTTCTGAGCAAACGGCCTGACGGCCAACAATATAACGTCCTCCGGGGTGTGGGAACTTACGAGGACGGGCTTGACCGCCACATACCGCCTACCGTTGCAGGCGGTATTTTTTTGCCCCTCATATTGACTTGTGGCAACTCTGGCCTATATTTGCAGCACCCACCCCCCGATAGCCACGGAAAGACCGAAGTCTTACCTTACTATTGGAGTTGTTACCAGACCAAGTGCGCACGCGGTCTGCCTTTGCCCCACGCTGCAAAACGACATAGCGGCGAATGGGTAAGGGGGATTATGGTCGGCAGTCGCCTCCCTAGTCTAGTAACCCTCCCCCTCCAGCTCTGGAATCCCGAAGGTTACCCTTAACCGGACAGTAAGAGAGCCAAGATCAAGACCTAAGTCAGGTGTCTTTGGTCAAAAATCAGCTATTTGGGCAAAATCAGGCAAAAATCTTGCAAACCGCGTAACCTTGCCGCTGCGCTTGCGTATACGCGGTACATGCTAACCACAACAACTACTCCATGACCGCCACACTACACAACGCCGACTGCCTACACGTCCTGCGCACAAGCGCTGGCCCAAAGCCGGATTGGGTCTACGCCCTTCAACGTGCCCAACGCCACGCCAAAAAAGGGGCCAGAAAAAGACAAAAGCCAGCCTACCCTGTTCTAAGCATGACCCACCCCTACTAACCCGCGCCCTTGCCGATGCTGCTGAGGCCAACTTGCCAAGCTATGTTACCGACGCAATGCACGCCTTTTGGGCAGCAGGGTGGCGGCCAAAGTATAGCCCTGAAGCTACGGACTGGTGGTGTCAGTGGCAGTGGCCAAAGCGGTGCCGTAACAGGTACGATATTGTACTATACGATGATAACGGCGATTACCAGATATGGCTGTACAGCCACGATTTTGGCATACAGCACACAGAATCTTTGCAGACCGCCAATTTGCCCAAGCTACTGGAGGCATTTGCTTACGAGCTAAGCAACCCAAGCGCGCCAAAGCCAGCCCGATTAGGCAAAGGGCACAGACGCGTCAGAAAACATCGTAAGTTACACCAAACCAAACCCTTGAGATGATTTTCAATCCTTACCTACCCCCATCCGGGGAACAAATCCGCTACTGGTCGAAAGAGGCCGAACGCCGCATTGCCGCAGGCGAGCCTTTGGACGGCATACCCTTTGCCGTTATCGGCACAGTTGACGACCGCCAATTTGGCCACAATACAGTAGACCTGACGCTGGGCCGGTACATCAACCAACCCGTCCAAGGCAGAACTGGTGTACGAGGCGGTTACACAACCGTTGACTTGCACGACGGCCCTCACCACATGGTGCCGGGCAATTTTTGCCTGCCGATCACAAACGAGATCATCTACTGTGGTATGTGGCCACAACTTTGTATCGGCTGGCAAGCCCAAGTATCTGACACAAGTACCCACGCCCGGCGTGGCGGATCAAGCCACGCACATGCTGGCTACGTTGACGTCGGGTTTTACAACCACCTCACGTTAGAGGAGCGTCCGGCACTACCGTTGGCCCTGCGCCTTGGCATGGTCACCTGCCAAATCGCATTCCAGCCCGTCAACCTTGGCACGGTGTACCCGGTCCAGGGCAATATCTACCAAGAGCGCACGGGCATTGCCCCAATCCCCAAAGCCCACAAAATATACTTGCCGAAATGAGCCGCGACAAATACGCCACCCTAAAGGCCAACCTTAAGACCTACATGCACGCCCAAGGTTATGCCACTATTGCCGACCTGAGTGTGGCCGTTGCCAAGCAATTGCCGGGGCAGGTATCGCCTGCCTACGTCACAGACGTCCTGACGGAATCCGGTAACGCTGACCTTGTGTCGGTAACCCTCACGCACAACATCTGGCGGACAACCGCCGAGCTATTGGCTTTTGATGTTGACTAAAAAAAGTTGACAGAAACCGTAACCCTGACACTGGCGCTGCCGTATAACCCCTAAACACCCAACACCATGCACTGGAAACCAATTTCTGAGCTTACCCCAGACGTCGAGTGGGCGTGGCTCAAAACCCAAGAAGACGGTAAGGATTATACTTACGTCGGCTATATCCATCACATGTACGACGTGCTATTTGATGGCGATCCAGTAACAAGCCGAATGATTAGCTGCGGCGAACATCATTTTGCCACCAAGCGGCGCATACGCCCTACCCATTTTTGTCCCATCGATCCCCCAAAAAATGGGCTCCGCAATGCCTAAGCGCACACGATGGACAGCCGCCGACGTGGCGAGTTTGCAGGCGAAAAAGAACTGGACGCACGGGCTAAAGGAGCCCGCACCACCAGCACCCGCAAAGCCAAAGAAAGCCGCTAAGCCACCGAAACCAGCACCGGTGCTTAGTACGCCTACGGATAAGCAACTTCTTTGCATCCGAACCGCCAAACAAGCGTGGCAAGCAATGGAGGCCGGAAAGAAACTGGCAGACAAGGTAGCCAAGGCTAAGCTAACCGATTCGTTTCGGGCTGCTGTTTGCGCTTTGTTCGCCGCCTACGGCCTGCCAATGCCTGAGTTCGAGTATAAGTTCCACTCAGACAGAAACTGGCGCTTAGACGTGTTTTTGCGCAAAGAACGCTTAGGGCTGGAGATTGATGGTGGCATATTCAGGGGTGGCGGGCATACTGGGGCTGGCCACGCTGAGGACTTCGACAAAGCGAACCATGCTATGTTGATCCACGGCATTACTACCCTGCATTTCTTGCCACCGTCCGAAACTGGCCGCCGAGACACGCTAATGGTTTTTGGCACCCACGCGATGATGAGCCACCTGCAAAAATTTGTGTTTGCCGTGCAACCTTTGTTGCCAGACGGCGTATAACGGCTATCTGTTAACCACAACCCAACCACAGTCATGACAACCCAAGAAAAAGTTGAGATCAGAAAAGGCTCTGCCGCCAAAATAATCGCTATTGGAGCCCTACTCCAAGAAGCTGGCCAGCAGGTGATTGATGCTTATGAGCACAACGATTACTGGCGCGGCCGGATTGAAGAGCTCGAATACGAGGTGAGCATTTACAAATCTGATCTTGCTTGCCGCAACGCCGAAAACGAGCGCCTGAAGGCCGAAACGCTTGCTGACTTGCAAAGCCAATTGCGGCACGCTATATCTGAGGCCGAATTTTACAAGGCTGAATTTGAGCGCGTCACCCAAAGCCTGAAGGCTCCCGAAGTAGAGATTGAGCGGTTGCTGGCCGAGAACGCCGCCCTGTGTGCCCAAGTGGCCGAACTAGAGGGGCTGCTGCCAGAGGTGTATGCCACTCCACCAAACGGGAAATGGGCTTCTGATTTGGATTTTGAAGGCATTTACGCCTACCAACGGCGCAAGAAGAAAGAGGCCAGCAATGCACTATCCACACCTGCCGAAGGCTGAGCAACTGGCCATTGCCAGATGGGCCAAAGATAACGGCGGACTGACGGCCAGAGAATACGATCACTGGCAGGCATTAGAGGACGAATTATCCGGGGTGCTAATCCCGGATTACGATCCCAAAATGTTGCTACCCAAGAGGACTAAGCCCAAAAGGGGGAAGGCAAGGAAGTTGATATACTAACGACAAAGGCCCCAATTACGGGGCCTTTTGTGCTTTGATCTTGTCTGCTTTCAGCATTGCCCACGCACGGGCCACGCTAACACTGGGGTTCGCCGTCAAGTACGGCAGGATTTCTGGGGGTGTCATGGGAATAGAAGTTGGTGGGGAACAATGACAAAGTACAAACCACAAAGGGCCCATGAGGCCCTTTGTGTGTACAAATGCCTATCGTCAGCCAAAGACGTGTTTGACCAGCAGGGCCAGCAGTAGAGCCGTAAGCGCGGCTATGGCAGCCCAGTTCCACCAAGGGGTTTTTGTTTCGGTTTCGGTGGTTACGATTCGTTCTGTCCGCGTTACCTCCACTACGTTAGTATCAATCCGCACGGGCAGTGCCTGACACTGTGCGTACAGGTTGCCAAGGCTGTCGAGCGCAAGGATAAGCCGCGCACGGCCCGTGCTGTCGGTGTAAGTCACGGTATCGTGGCGTAACTCTGTATAAGCTGACTGCCATAGGGGTATGCGGGTATCCACAGACGCGCCGGGCACGTTGATCGTCCACGGCACGGACTTGGTTTGCACCTCAACGTAGCCTTGCCCACACGGCCCCCAGCGGCGTTCGCACGCCCGTTTTGAGGCGCAGCCAGATAGGCCAAAGGCCAAAGCCGTTAGGGCGATAATGCCCAGCAGGGCGTACAGGATAGCCTCCCAAGGGGCAAAGGGGTCGTGGTATCGGCGGCTCATAGCACAAATCTGTCAGCGGTTCCAACTCCAAAGTTTTGCAAATGTACCACGTATCGGGCGTGGTTGTCTATAAGCTGCCGCCAATTGGCGAACAGCAAAGTTGACTCGTACTTGTTTGTGGGATAGCAGTGCTCCACCAGCGTAGCGTATTGCACCGTGTCCGTCAACAGCAAAGCTCCGCGCTGGCCTTTGGCTACCTGTTGATCCTTTCGCAACGTGCGGTTGCCGCCAAGCGCCTGCGTTGTGCAAAGGCTTGTATAGTTGGCCATTACCCGCCCGTGTTCGCTTGCGTACATCGAAAAGGTGCCCGTCACGTTAGCTTCTGTGTCCGTCAGCTTTCCGGCAGGTGGAGCAATGCCATTCAGGGCGTTCGTGTGGTGGCTTATCAGAAAATCACCACCAGCGGCATTGCATCGCTGTACCAACTCCCAAAAGTAGCTGCGTTGCGGCGTGTCAACGCCCCCCCAATTGACAATGATCGGGGCAGCGCCACCAAGCGCCACTACGCGGACGGCAATCTCTGCCACCATCTTGTGCGTGATTTCAGCTTCGTGGATCGGCGTGCCGTCTGGCATCATGGCAATGCTGCCGGGATCGTACGAATCGTTGTCGGTGTTACCACCGTGTCCGGCGTTTAGCACGACCACATACTTTTGATTGGCCTGAGCGAACTTTCGCCCGATTGCGGCTCCGAGTTTTGTCATTACAGTGTGATGGTTGATTTGTGTTCAGCAAGCGTAATCCAAGGGTTTGCAGGTCGAATGATGGCACTGCCCTTAGTCCAGTCCATCTCGTTTTCGGTGCGAAGGGCGCACGTCAGGGCGTTGGCGTTGACCGCGTTGCAAAGGTAGTTGTCAACTGGACAGGGCATCTTTTGGCTAAGCAAGCGCAGCGCCTTTTTGGCCCCCTGAATGCTCCAAAGCAAGGCGTGCGTAGTGACAGGGCCGCACTGGCATTTGATGTAACTGAGCCAGACGAAATCGCGGTCAAAGTCAAGCAAATCGGCTGGCGGTGGCATCAGTAGCTTGGCATCATCCTCAAGCACAAAGAACGTCCGGCCAAAGGCATTGATACCGTTGGTTAGCGCCTTGCGGTGACTTAACCAGCACCCTGCCGCGCCCTGTGAGACCCCAAAGGCATCTGGGGTAGCATAGCGCTTGGGGTCGATTTTCTGGCCGTCAACGGCAGGCAAGCGCCAACAACCGCCAGCAAATTTGCCTTGATTGTCAGCCACAAACTGAGCCAAGCGGTCTTTGCTACGGTCTAAGTTAATGACGATAGCAGGCGTGGCGCTTGGGTCTGTGGCAGGCCAAAGGGGTAGCAGTTCACTCATCGTTTGACGGCTTTGACGGTGAGGTTCGGGATAGGGTAGCTGCGGGCGGCTTGGGTGTGTTCGGGCTGAATGTCGTCCACGAGGTCATACGGCCAGCTTTCGGAAAAGTACGGGCCTAAATCGGCTTTGAATGCTTCCCATTCGTCGGGCGAATCTTGCAAGTTGCTGGCCTCAAAGCCCAAGGCGTTCAGTTCAGCCTCCATCAGCGCTTGGCTCCACCCGCCGTGGTGGACGTTGTAGGCGTTGGCCACAACACGTTGGGCCGGGGTAAAGGCGCACGTTTTCCAGACGGCCTCTAATTGCGGGTTCCCATACGCTTGGGCCGCCAGCTTCAGGATGTCGGTTTGCAGCACGTACAGCACGCCACCTTTTTTGAGTACTGCCTGCACTTCGCGCAGGAAAGCCTTATATTCTGTCACGGGGATATGCTCTAATGTGTGAATCATGCGCACAGCATCCACCGTGCCCGCTTTGTATCGGGTACTGAGTGACGTTTTCACAAAGTCAAGTTTGACGTTTGCGTCGCCTACGGCGTTAACGGTAGTCCACCCGTTTGCGGCATTTCCGGTGCCGCCCAAGTCAAGTTTAATCATCGTTTCTTGCGATTTTGGCAAATAAAGACTGCGATTGTTGCAAATATTGCGGCGTAACCGCCTGCATGTGTGCCATATTGTTAGACTCCCACAGGTGCAGCGCGAATGTTTTGTGCGACACATCATCGCATCTATCAACAAATATCGCCAAGCCACTGATAGCATCCCAAGTAGGCCAAAGGCATTCTTCGGTATCCCAAACATGAACGTAGTCACGCCCTTGTTTTGCCAATTCCCACGGCAAGCCAACGCTGTGGGCGTTCCACTCGGCGGGGGAAAAGTGCTTTTTGGTTTCGCTCAACCACCGGACAACAAATGGCATACTGTGGGTTGGGGCGCACATAATGGCATTGCAAAGCCCAACGGTTTTGCCGTCAGGGAACCGCTCCTGCCCAATATGCAGCCGCGTTTGGTCAATCGGCGGCGGTTGTTTGCGCACGATAACGTCCAAATCAAGCCACCATCCGCCCATTGTGGCCAGCGCATTGAGGCGGATAAAGTCTGAGATGTGCGCAGGCTTTACGGGTTGGTTGGGCACGTTGGTTATCCAGTGTTGGTTGACTTGAGCAAACGAAATGGCATACCACAGCGCCTCATAGTCGGTGCCCGTAATGTCGCAAGCCTGCCGGAGCCAGTCGTAATTCACGATTTGCTTTGCCTCAGGCATCCAAATCGTTATTGATACGGTAGGATCAAGCCGTAACCACGTAGCAAGACAGACGTGGTGCGCAAAAAGAAGGGGGTCTTTGTCGAACCCCCAAGCTGTGTGGATTGTCATAAAATTGGGATTGTCGTTGAATATTAGAGGCGTTAGGATTTCTGACTGTCGTCTGGCTTGCCAGTCCAGTTGCCTTTTTCGTCCCACTGCTGAAACCGGGCGAGCAACCATTTGGGCAGCGGGCGGATGCCAAAAGCGCCTAAGTTTTCGACCACGCTAATAGCCTCACGGATAAGGATAAAGCTGTAAACCACAGCATCAAGCCAAGGGACAATCGTACCTATGACTTCGTTTTCCGAGCCGCGCACTGGCGCGTTGAGAATAACGTGCACAATAATCAGGGCAGCCCCGTAACCTATCAGTTTTGCCAACACGCCCTTGCCAAGCTTGCTGCTGTTGAATTTGCCCAGCTTCAGCGCCTTGGCAATGCCAGTCAGCGTATCGACGCCAACGGCCACCACCACGAAGGCGGCGAATTGCCAGTCATTGAAGATGAATTTTTCAAACAGTAGCACGAACGGGGCGGTTGCCCAAGCACATAGAAGCAAGAAGGCCAGCATCTTAGGAGAAATATAGGGGTGTTGTAGGTATGCAAGCATGGTTTTCACTGGATTAAAGTTTCATTTTCCCATGTTTTCATTGCCTTTTTTTCGCTGCTATATTGGGGGTCATAAACCCAAGAAAGTGACGAAAAGGCAATAAGTTGATAGATAAACCAGAATAGTGCCACTATGCACCAATGAAAGGGGACTGGGAACCGCCAGCAGCACAAACATAGCAAAATGTAAGTATAGTTGGCAAGTTGAAAGGTGGAGCAAATGGTGCAACCACCCAACGCATCTTGCAACTTGCCGAAGCCTTTGCCGCGCTTTTTGAGGGCCAGCAGCCAGTGCCCGACGCGGCTAAGCACTGCATTGTCGTCAATGTAGTTGGCTCCAGAGGCCGTCCAACGCCAGCCTATGGCGAACTGCCACAGTTTGACGGCTGAGGCCGTCGAGAACGCAAAAAGGCAAAGGAGAACCAATGCCAATAAGTACCAGAGGGTTTGCATCAGTGATAGAATTTAAGCGTGAATGTATTGTACGCAGGATCAGTCCCGAAGGTTACACGTTCCCCGTCGGAATCATTCAAAATGAAAGTGACGGCGGGTTGCAAGTCCGGTAATGCGCTGCCGGGCACGGTCACGGGCTCGCCGCTTACCACCTCTATGGTGCTGGCAAACCACTTGCCAGCGAACCAGTACCGCAAGGTATAGTTGCCCGTTGCCGTGGCCACAATGGGCAGCATATAGGCTGTTTGGCAGCCGTGCTTGTATTGCCCAAGGCAGGTCGTTGGGCCAATGCAAGGGCAATCAAGCCCGTAATCTGGTGGTTGTGCGTAGCTCATAAGGCAAACTTATCGGGGTGGGCAGCTACAAAAGCGTTATGCGCATCCACCTCGGTTGTGGTATGCACAATATCGCTGGTTTCGGAATCAATTACCCGAAACTCAGTTATCTCTGAGGCTATGATAAGGACAATCCACATTAGGACACGAGGTATAGTAGTGAGTTTGAGGAGTTGACCGCCGTTATGGTAGGATTTGTTGGAGGGGTGCCCCCGGGGCTTTGTCCGGCGTTATTTGCCCGCCACACCCTTGTATTGAGCACGTTGCTTAGTATGCTCATTTGAGCATTAGCGTAAGACCGGAACTCTACGGCGTTAGACGAGCATATAAGGCCGCAGTAGTACCGTGCACCTGGTGTTAGGGCAGGCAGGCCAGTAAGAGGGATAACCACCAACCCACTGGCGGCGGCTGGAAACACGGCGCTCGACCAAATGACTTGGCCCGGTGCTGGGCACGCCGAAAACACGCCGCTATCATCCCATAGGGCAAACTGTGCAGTTGAACCAGCTTGTGGCGTCTGTATGTATAGGTATAGGTTGGTGGGCGCAAACGGCAGGTCGCACACAAATGTCTGGTAAGTGTAGCTGTTGGCCGTTAGGGTTAGTACCGTAGGGTTGCCGGTAAAAGACCAGAGAAGCCGATGCACAAGGCCAACGCCCTCCAATAACATCTCCTGTTGTTTGCGCCAGCGGGCCCCTATGTTTGCGGTTGCTTGCGCCGTAGCCGCGTTTGCCAGCGCGGTGTTTGCCGTGCCCTGAGCGGTTGCCGCATTAGCAAGGGCAGTGTTTGCTGTGCTTTGCGCCGTGGCTGCGTTCGTAACCCCGGTGTTGGCTGTCGTTTGTGCAACAGCTATATTGCCTTCAGCAGCCGCTAAGCCCAAGGATAGCGCCTGTATATCCTGCTCGGCTACGTCTACCCGGCCTGTTAACGCTGCAAAGGCGCTGGAAAGGGTTTGCAGTTCGTTTTCGATCGGCCCGAACTGGGCCATAATGTCGATGATTACCTGACACTGAGCTAAAGTGGCACAAGTAAGATACTCAACGACTGGCGCAGGCACCGGATAAGGGCCGCACCCCGTTTGCGGCTCATAGGTATCCTCACAAGTTGGCGGGCAGGCCGTCAGGCTCAAATCTATCTGGAAGTCAGAGTACACGGCTTGTTGCCGCATAGGCTCTTGCCCAAAAAGTTCCGCATACCCGCTTGAGCCGTCCAATTGTGTCCGCGATACCACGGCGTCAAACCAGTAGTCTTCAGCACTCCGCTGCCATTGCCCAAACGTGCTGAAGGCCCCAGATAGGTCATTATCCATCCCATACACCAGCACCACACGGGCGGTGGTGGTACGCATAATGACCCTGCCGGTTGCGTCTGTCACGTCCAAAATCGAACTCGTTTGGTACGCAAAGGCCGTAACAGGCAGGTTGTCTTTGGGCGCTATGGGGATGAAGTTCGGCCCTTCCCGAAGGCAGTACTTGACGGGCTGCCCTTCGGGCTTCACCACGTAAACGGGTGCGTAGGCTTCGGCAATCTCCGGCACCTTGCATTTTAGCCCATGCAACAGGTCTTTCAAGTAGTCGGTATGTATGCTCATAGTAGGATAGCCCTAAGTTCAAGTTCGATTGCCCGGCGTGCGGCTGCCGATTCGCGTGGCCCCGGCTCAAAGGCTGTTGGGTATTTCTTGCGCAACTTACGCAACTTATAATCTTGCGAAGGGCTGACGTACAAAGTGCCACGTGTCATCGAAATGGCCGTAGGCTGAATGCTGCGAAAAAGTTCGCCAGTCAGGTAGAGGTCAACGTATTCGCCCTGCCGCCCGTTGAGTATCCGAAATTGCCGATAGCCACCTTTAACGATTGCCCTGAATGCCGACTTGCGGGGCCAGAACGCCTTTGGGATAGCAATAGGGCGCGTGGAGTACACGCCCAACGGTTGTTCATCGGCCCCCAGCCCTTCGGTGAACAAACGGCGCTTAAACTCGGAATCAACAGCGTTCATCACGGGCACGAAAAACGTCCCCGACCTCAACGCAGTGTCAAGCCGAGTGAGCCGCGCTTCAAATTGATCCGGGGTTTCGTTCATCATACGGCCACCCTGACTTTACGCCCACGGCAGTTGAGGCACGGGTCTTTAAGCCGCCCCATGTATTGCCGCAAGCCTTGTGCAACTTGCTCAAATTCAGACACGTACTCTGCTTTGTAGTAGGCAAGTTGCTCACTAAGCAAGGCCGCATCCATCGTTACGTAGTTCTGGCGCTCTCGGCTGAACATAGCCCATTGCACCAGCCTTATACCGGCTGCCCAACGGGTCACGCCCACCAATTGGGGCGCAAGCTGGCAATGCAGTTGCCACACGTCACAGATGAGCGATATGTCGATAGCTAACCCGCCAGTAGTGATGCCTGTTTTGGTCACCGTTTCTGGCGTATCGCCCTCCATAGCGTAGACGGTGAACGCTCCGTACTGATAGCCGCCACCGTTGAGGCAAGCCATACAGGACGTACAGTCAGGCGCTTCCCAGTTCATGTTACGGATGCCCAAGCCGTTGGTGTTCACCAACACGGTGACCGGGAATTTGCTCATTAGTGTGGTCACGGGCCGGATGGTGGCTGCAAAGCCGCCACGTGTCTCCACCGCTTCTGCCTGAAAATCGTAGCGCTCAGTGCCCGCCAGAATGGCAAAGTCCACGGGGCCTTCGCCGTCCGTGTACACCGTCAGTTCGTTGACCTGCACCGCCGACATACCCCCTTCGGCAGTGTAGGGGCAAAACTGGACGCCTGCCCAAGTGGCTGGCAACGGTATATAGCTGGTCTTTGGGTAGCCGACTTTTATCCGGCCCAATGACTCCCATACGTCCCATTCGCCAAGTTCCCGCAGGTACTTGCGCAGATCAACATTAACCTGTTCATGTGCTTGGTTAACAAGGTTTTGCAACAACGCTTTTGAGTTGTTGTTTGTGCTTACCCCCGTAAGCATAGACGCAATGTCCAAGCTCAGGCCGGGGATGGTGTTGACGAATCCCAGATATGACGAGGGGTCAACGCTTTCGCATGACCCCTCTATACCTAAGACCGCGTTGAGGCAGTCGGTGTGTCGCATGTTGGTTACGAGTTGACGAACTCCAATACGCCCGTTTTGTTGGGCTGCGGGTTGAGCGGGTTTTGCACGCAAGTGCTGGCCAGTGCGCCAAAGATACCGAACTGCGTTTGCAGGGTGAACGTGTGGCGATAGTTGCAACTGTCGTAGTAGTGCCCGAGGTCAAACTCGAAAGGCCCCCAAGGCGTGTTGAACACTTGCGTCGTGCGGATCAAGCCGTCGGTGCGGTCTTCCTTCCGGTAGGTGCTACCGGGCCGGAAGAAGTTGTACCACAGCGGCAGGATAGCGCCGTTCTGGATGGCCAGATACGTTTTGGGGTCTGAAGACACATCGGCCGAACCCAGTGTGTTGGTGTAGTGGTACTCGATGCCTGCGCCCCCGAACACTTGGTTGATCATTTGGCCGCCGATGTTGCCAGTACCAATTTGGGTAGCGATATACGCCCGGCTCATGTCGCTGGCACCAAACAGGTGGATCGGGTTGGCTGCGTTGAACTGCAATTTCAGCATCTCGTCTTTGATCGCTTGGATGTCGGCAGGGCTAACAACCAAGCCACCGGTGTCCGCAGACGTGCGTAGGGGGCTGATCGTTTTGGTGGCGCTACCGTCCGCAAACGGGCCTACGTAGCCGTTCCAGACCACGTATTGCAGCGTCTTTTCGAGCTTGCTCATAAACGCAGGCAACATCCGTTGCTGGATGATTTCGGCCAAGATGCTGGCGGCCGTGTCCGTCATGACCGCATTGCGGTTCTGGTAGAAGTGCAGGTTGGAGTCTTTGACACTGATTTTCAGGCGTACTTGCTTGCAAAAATCAATGTCGGCGTGGCCAAATTTGAGATCGTCACCGCTTTCGCAGAGTCCGCCGGGGGCGTTGAGTTCGCAATTTTCCTCAATTTCGTCTTTATCAAATCCGTCGTTGAGGTGTTGGATGTACTTGACGCGCATCCGGTTGTTCTGCGAAAAGTCCTGAATCAGCTCATAGCTGGTGCCGCCTTTGTTCATCTGGCTGTTGAGGGCAGCAAGCATGATGGGCTGCGCGTTGGCGTTCCAAGCGCTTGCGATTGCGCCCGGCTGTTGCTCCAGAGAGGCAAGGCCGATGGTCAGGATGTCCTGAAAATCGCGGGTAATGGCATCTGAAACAGATGTGCAGGTAGACATAATGCAAGAGGGTTAAAGGGTGTGTGGATAGCCTCTTGCGGTCAGCCTGCCGATCGACAGCAAATAACGCAAAAAAGGCAACACTTACCGTGCTGCCTTTTGTTTTTGGTATTCTTGCGACGCTTGTTAGCCGTTTTTGGCTGCAATTCGTGCCGCAGCTTCAGCAGCCGCTGCCGAACGATCCACAAACTCACCCGAACGAGTGGCGTGGTTGGCAAACACGTTGTTCATCGTGCCGGGGATAGTGAGGCCGGGGGGCAATGTGGTTTTGAGTTCACCGTTATTGCCACCAGACGTGCTGTTACCACCAGCGCCGGGGGTGTTTTGTGGGGCCGAGTCAGCGCCGGGGGCCTTGCTGAACAGCCCGTAAGACTCTTGGCCAGCCACGTCTTTGACCAGTTCTTCAAACGAGTCGTAGACACCCGCGCCGCTTTTACGCGAAATCACTTCGCCGTTTCGGTAAGGTATCCGCTTGCCGTTGGTTTCGACCACGGTAACGCCCTCCAAGTCCTTTTCGATGATCCGCAGCGCGGCATCAGCCCCTACTTTGAGGTTTTTGAGGCTTCCGAGCACGCTTTTGGTTTCGCCGATCAGCTTTTCTTTCTGGAACTCTTGCTTGACCTTGTTGACCTCAGCGGGCAAATCCTCTTCTTTGAGCTTCTGGTAAGCCAGTTTTGCTTCGTTCAGCTCTTTGGTAAGGCGCTCAATGTCTTTGTTTTGGTCACCTGCGGCGGGTGCGGCTTTTGCGACCTTGGCGGCCCAGTTTTCGAGCGTTTTGCCAATATCGCCTTTGACCTCCATCGATTCTTCAAAGCCCGGCAGTTGTTTGGCGCGGCGCGATACTTCGCCGTAGGCGTTCGTAACACCTTGTGCGACAAATTCTTTTGTGAATTCTTTGTCGCTCTTTAGGCCCTGCTTTGCGTTTTCCATCATCGCAGGGCCAATGGCCGTAACAACAGTGTCGGGGGCGTCGTCTTTGACGGCAGCCAACAATGTTTCTTTGGGCACCTTGAAATAGGTAGCCAAGTGGTCTAAAAATTTGTCCATGACAACGGGATTGCTGAAAATGATTAATTGAGTTCTTTGCCTGCAACGTTCAGCCCTGCGGTTGGGTCAATGTCTGCGTCAGATTTGGGCATGCCCTTGCGCTTGCGATCCGGGCCAGTGGCCAGTTCGACAGCAAGGGGGACGTTTTCGCCCGGCACGCCAACTGGCACGCTTGCGGTGCCCGGCTGTGATTCGTACACCGGCGCGGTGGTAGCCATAAGCGGCTGCACAATCTCAACTTCAGGGGCTTTGGGTGGCACGACAACTGGCTTAGGGGCGCTCTTAGCGGCAACCACCTCTACACCCTGTTCCCCGTGATTTCGTGCCACCCGCACTAAAGGGTTGCTGGACGCGAACGTGTGCTTTGCCGATAGGCTGGTGAAAGCCGACAACGGCGTGCCAGGCGGCACGCTTTGCACGATCTCTACCGTGGCATCAGGGTAGTGATGCAAGATGTCCGCTTTGCGCATTTCGGCTTGTCGAGGCCGAAATGTTGGCCCCGTTACGTGCCGTTTGACTGTGCCGTCCGCTTGTGGCAGTTCGGCGATGACATAGTAATCTGGCATTTTATTAGCAATAAAGTTAACCCTTGGGTGCGCGGATTGCTTTTGTTTGGTGACGGCACCCGTAACCACCACATACCGAAGGCCAGTTTTGGGCAGTTAGGCCAAGGCCGTAGCCGTAACCTGTGCTGTTTTTCCACCTTTCAACCTCTTTCGGTATTTCAGAAATCAAAATTATGCGTTTTTTAACCCAATGCACACACTGCGGACGGGAGTCAAGCAACAAAGTGCCTTGGTATTCATAGGCGTTCAGGTCGAACTCTTCGGCAATAACTTGCTGTAAGGTGCCGTCCAAGGTGCGCACCGTGTCCAGTGCAGTGGTGTTGACATAGCTCGACAGCCTACCGCCGTCACCTTCAATGCCTTTGACGTAGCGCTTTAGCGCTGTTTTGAGTTGCTGTACACTACCACCATTCGTAACCGCAGAGCGCATATAGAGCTTCAGCGGGTTGGTGAACTGCACCCGCATATTTGGCTCGGCCAAAAGGGCTTGTGCGTTTTCTATGGCCACCTCCTTTGGCGTGCTTAGCAACCTTTTCGGCACCTTTTCGCTGGATGCTGTGGCGGATAGTTGCGCCAGTTCGGGCACCATGCGCACGTAATCCGAAAACGTGCGGGCGTACGCGCCAGAATTGAGGTTGTCGGCCACCAGCTTTTCGACCTTCATCAACTCTGACGTTAGCGACTGGCTATAATCAAGCCGCCCCGCTTTGGTGTCCAAGCTGTCCACGATAGCGATAAGGCCGCGATAGATGGACTCCTCCACCTTTGGCAGCACGGGCCGGAACAGGTCTGCGGCTGCTTCGTATGCCTTTATCTTGCGCTTATCGTCCGGCGTCATCTTCTACGTCGTTCGGGTCTTCTGTGTCTTCTGGGTCTTCAGGATCGGGCTGCGGGTCATTGCCAACTGCGGGGATAATCTGAGGTTGCTCCTTTGCTACAATATCGGCAATCACTTTGTCGAGCGCGTCGAAAATTACTTGGTCTTTCGAGGTCATCACGAACTCTGAATCCATCTTGTGCAGCTCGCGCTCGCCCCATTTGTGCCGGGCAACGTCCATATCTGTTGCCAAGCCTGCGGCCCGCCATTCCAACAACTGCTGCGAATTGGTGAAAAACGGGTCATAGTCCACGAGCAGTAGCATCGTGCGCTTACCAAGTTCGTTGCCACCGTAATATTGCTCAGCCCACGATCGCGTGTACTCGCGCATAATGCCGTCTGGCGCTTTGGCCGATTGCAGCTTGGCAATGGTCTCAACAATATCCGTAATCGTAGTAATCTGGAAAGCCGTCGGCGCACTGACCTGAATAGGCTCCGTGCGCTTGGCGGCGTCAGGCTCGTAGAAGGCATAGATAATCTCGATTGAGTTGCGTATCAAGTGGTTGTACACACAATCGGCAATTCGTGCCAATAGGCTGTACTGCGGCTCTCTGTCAATCGCTTTTGCAACGCCCGACTGTACGGATTGTGTCAGCACAAGCGTCATGGCATTTTCCATAAGCTCCGTGACGTACTTCGTCCGCTCCAAGCTGGCGGACAAAATAGCCGGGTCTGGCGCGTAGAAACTCACGTCGTCGGCGGTGTTGAAGCCCTGCCCAACGTTTGGCTTTAGCTTTTCACGCACATGGACTTTGAGCGGGTCTGTGGCATAGTTCAGCACACCACTGCCCTTGCAGGTAGTACAATCTGCGCCGGTTTCATCTTTGCGGTGGCCATTGCACGAAGGGCACTCAATCGGGTTTTCCACCCTGACAGGGTATGCAAACAGCTTGGTTAGCGCCTCATCGTCACTGATTTGCATCAGCGCACGGTTGGCGGCGGGCACGAACGCATCAAAGAACGAGTACAATACCCGTTCGTCAGGCTCGAATGAACCACCAAGCGACATCCAAGGGGCCAACGGCAGGTCGTGCGCTTCGTAGCTGTACACATACAACGTTTGCCAGTCGTTAGGGCCAACTTGCTGAATGAAAGCGCATTGTATGGTATCCATCCAAAAGTAAACCTTGCCTTCTTGGCGCGTCGTCCCCGTGTCCCCATAAAGGTTGGTTTCATGGGTTTCCACCAGCACGCCGCCCGCACTTAGGTACATGATTTTGTCAGACGACACCAGCATAGGCATAACCTCCAAAGGCGCGGAGCCGTCCACAATGCCTACGCCAGTGGGCACCCAAAGTAGCAACCCGTTCGGGTCACGCAACATGAAGGGCACAACCGTTTGCTGGATGAACAACTCAAAGTTCTGGCCCATAAATCCGGTGCCAGACATTATGCCGTTAAGCACTTTGGGCCACTTGACTTGCGAGCCAGAGTCCCCGAAAATCTTGTGGAGCAAGTCTATACCTTTTTGCCAAGCTGAGCGGCTGGCCTCCGAAAACGTCAAGCACCGCCAACGGTTCGTCTCAATAGACTCGTTAGGGTGCCGCCGGAAAAGGGGATTTTCCTTCGCTTCGTCATACTTCGGCAGGATACCCTTAGCATGGATGTTGTAGCGCTGCGATAGCTGTTTCCACTTTTCGTGTTGCTTCGGGCGCTTGATGGTGGCCGCGCCCTTTTTCAGCAGGTCTGGTATTTGCAGTAAGTTCATGGTATTGGTCAGCCCGTCCGGCGCAAGGGGTTAAAGGTTGATTTTTGCTTCCAAGCCAAGCCAGTGGCGGGCATATGGAGCTTTTTGCAAGCGTCTGTTACGATTTCGTTGTACAGCGCTGGTATAGCGTGGGGCACGTTAGCCCCCTCCATTGCGGGCGTGTAGCCTATGCAACCGTCGTGGTGGAGTATGTCGATAAGCAGTTCACGGCTCCATTTGGTGTGCCCAGAACGGTAGTGCGCTGGCAGCCCCACAACGGGGCTGAATATCGGGCGGTATGTTTGCGGCTTTGGCCGTCCTGTCACAGCATAGGCGGCATTAAAGTACGCTTCGTCAGGCACACTACCAGACCAACCAAACGGCTCTATGGCCTTGGCTTGCAGTATCTTGCGTGCAGTCGTGAAAATGTTGTGCCCGCCCGGCGTGAACCAAAGGTATGTGCTTTGTGACTGTGGCAACCAACTGTTTAGCCCTATCAATCCGGTCTTTTGCAGTTGCCGGATAACCGAAACGGGCGCTTTGCCGTCCCCGTCGCCAGACCAATAGGTGTAGTAGGGCTTAGTATCGTACAGCTTGATGGTGCCGTCCATTGCCAAGCGAGTCATGCTATTGACTTGCGTGAGGAAGTCGTGGCCAGAAGCCCGCAAATCGTTAACGTGACTGTTTAAGTCATGCACGATAACCGTATCAGAGTCAATAAATAGCGTATTTTCATACGGACTAAGCACGTCCAGATACATTTTCGGCAGGTGGAAGGCAAACGTGCTTTCCGTGTCCGTCTTTTTGTAGGTGTAGAACGATTCAGGCACCAGCACGAAGTCCGTAAACAAGGCGCGTTGGGCGTCGGTCATGTACGATAGGCTATCCACCACGCCCATCCCGCGCACCTTGGCAACGCTGTACAGCACCGCCAGTGGGCCAGTATAGCCGCTTGCGCGAATCGTTATCGCAAGCGCGGCAGCGTACCTGCCATAGGCAGGGTGCCCGCAAGCGACTGTCGCAATGCCTGTTTTCATCCCGCCAAGATACAAAAAACCCCGCCTTTTGAGGGGCGGGGCCGACAATCCCGATGCCTTGCACAGAGATGATTAGGCGATGTTCACGGGCTGGGTAAGCACCAGTGGGTTGTTGCCACAGCCAGAGACAGTGACGGTGTAACTGCCCGTGTTGGTGGTGGTACCGGACAGAATGACCATGAAGCCGGATTGCGTGCCGGGCACGGTGCCCAAGCCAGTGTCCACTGTGCCGAGCAAGTCGGCAGGGTCGGGCGAACCAAGGTCTACGTCCATGCGATAGATGGAAGCCGTCACGCCGGCACCGGTCAACGTACTGTCCAGTTCGACGGTCACCTCAACGTCCAAAGCGCACGACGTGCGGGTGAACAAGAAGCCAAGGAACGGCGTGGTTTGGTCTTGCCCTTCGGGCTGGCCAACGGGCAGCAGGGTTTCAATGCCTTCGGGCGTAGTGCCGGAACCGCATTCTTCGGCTTGGTAGTTGAGCAACAGTTGCTCAAGGCCGGGGATACGGCCCAGCGGCTTTTCGGGGCCGTAGGTGGTGTACAGCACCGCGCCGCCAATTTCGCGGTAGTTCCGGTTGCCCGAACTCCAAGGCCGGTCAATGTACCGGACTGCCGTCGGCTGCGTAATGGCATACCACACGCCGTCGCAAGTCATGTACATGTAGACCAAGTTTTTGTTGTTGCCGTTCGCCCCGAACAGGTAGTCGAAAAAGTCGATGTTGGTGTACGTCTCCGCATCGGTTTTCTCCGACACAAACTCAATGCGCGAATTGTAGTCGATTGCCGTTTCTTGGCCGGAGCAAATGTCCAGCACGGCGCTTTGCGCTTCAGGTTCGATCCGCGTACCGCGTCCGGCGGGGGAAATGCGCACCGCCGAGCAGTTTGTTTCGACAATCGCTTGCCAGAGGGCAAGGTTAGTGGGGTCTGAGGCTGGGAATACCGAACAGTCAACCGCCACGATGAACGGGAAGTCCACGCGCTCCAAACGGGAGCCGCACTGTACGTTAACGATGTTGGGGATTTGGGTTGTGGGGCAAGGCCCACAAGAAAGGAGTAGGGACATAGCTGAGAGGGGATTAGGTTGGGGCCTCTCGCGGTCAGCCTGCCGATCGTTGGCAAATTAACGCAAAAACCCGCGCCTTGTGAGCGCGGGTTGCGAAAATAACATAGCGTGCGGGCCTTAATCTGCTTTTGTGGCGGCTTTGATGTGTGCGATCCGTTCGCGGTGGTACTTTGTCGGGGCCAGCTTTTGCAGGACTTCGCCGCTTGCGGGGTCAATGTAGTACACCAAATCGGTGTCGGGGTCGTACCGAGTTTCGACCCGCCGCATTTCGCCCCAAGGCTCGTTCAGCTTGCTCGAAGTTGCGAAAACAGACGTAAGTGCGTCGTCCGCAACCTTTTTGAGTTCCTTCATCTCTGCCTTCAACGCCTCCAGATTGTTTGCGGCGTTGCGGGCATAGATTGTTTGCTCCTGCAACAGCTCAAACATTTTTTGCCGCTCTTGTGATGCGGCTGGCGTTTGCAGCGTGACGTTTTGGTCACCCAAGTCGAGCATTTTGCTGTCGTCTTCGATGATTTCGTAGTCCACGTCTTCTGCGTGGCGCTTGTGAATGGTTGGCAGCGCGGTGCTTTGTGGCACGTGCTCAATTGCTGAGGATTGTCCCATTGTTTTAGTTGTGTTAAAAGGTTGGTGAATATAGAGTTAAATGAAAAAGGTTTCGATTAGCGTGGCCACCTCAGCAGGCGGGGTGGTGGCAAACAAGCGGCTCATCCAATCGGCTGGTTAATGATGCTGGGGTTCTGCGGCGGATTGAGCTCCTGCCACACGAGTTGCGCCACCTCCCACGTATCAAACGGGTAAGGATGTCCGTCGGCAGGGGCAATGTCGTGGTAGTGGTGGTAGGCGCGTGCCATAGCAACCAATGCGGCTTCGGCGGCGTTGAGGTTGAGGCGGACTTGCTGCCCGCAGATTTCGCGCCACACATAGCTCCTTATGGCTTGTGCAGCCTGCATACGCTCGTGCCATTTGTCCGCAATGTCATGGTAGTTGTTGGCCTGCCGGAACGCGTGTTGGTATGCCGTTTTGAGGGCCTCTCGGTTGAGTTGTGCTGTCATCGGGCGTTGGCGATTGGGTCAGCGTTAATGCCCTTGAGGCTGTCGGGCAGCAGGCTTTCGGCCTCAAGGTGGCAGGGTATAGCAACCAAGTCGGTGTTAGTGTCGTAGGTGGCGGCCAGTTGGCTCAAGGCGCAAAAGCTGAGGTACACGCCGTAGTTGTTGAGGCTGCGGGTTGTTTCGTACATTGCCCAGCGTTGGGCGTTTACGGTGTGTTGCAGGCTATCGGCGCGGCGTTGCTCCAGTAACCGGTTGAGATGCTCGGCTTGGTAGCGTTCTTTGGCTTTAGACGTGTGCAGGTGCAGAGCGGCGGCGAAACTTGCGCCTATGGCTGCCATAAGGAGCATGTAGGCAATGTGTGTGCGGGTTGTCATGGTCAAAAGGGGTTGTCGGTGGGCGAATATTCGGCGACGCAGGCTTGGGGTGACATACCCTTTTCGCGGGCGGCGGCCACGTGGACCGCTTGGGGGCAAACTTGGCCTGTTTCTTTGGCGTGTCGCCGAACTGCATCAAGGTAGACAGAGTAGGGGAAGCACAGTATAGCCGCTCGAAAGCCGTTGCGATACGCCTGATCTTTTTCGGCGGCACACTTGCTTTGGCGGGTAGTGGCCTCCGCATTGGCCTCGTCCACAAGGTCTTTGGCCGTGGACAAAAGCTGGTTAATGATGTCGTGTAGCATTGTGTTAAAAGGGTTGTGGGTTAAAAGTTTAAGATACGTTCGACCAGTTCATGTACTGTGGTTTCGTCGTCCCAGCCGTCTTCTATCTCGTCATCGAACTCGGTCCAGCTGTCAAGTTCGTATCCTTTGGCTTCGAGTGCGTTTAGCACTTGCTGACGGTAGGTTGCGTAAGAGAGGGGCATGGTGTTGGCTTTGCTGAGTGATTATACTGTTTATACGCGCCCGCCAGAGTAGGGTTACGAAAATCCGAAAGTATTTTACAAATACGTATTTATACGCACAAAAAGGCCCCTGCGAACGAATCCGCAGAGGCTCACAAATGACAAAACACAAGTTATGTGATACAGCCTGCCGAGTCGATGCACGGCAGTTCGGTTATATCGAATCTGGACACAAATCTACGGCCTCGCTCCAAATTTCGGACGAAATCGCCAGAGAATTGGCCGTAAACCGTTACCCCCGCATCATCTACGATGGTTACGAAGTTCTGGCGCAGCACCGTCAATAGCGCGTCCGCCTGCGCGGGGGACAGCAAGCCGCCGATTACGGTGTGCCTACGTGTGGTGGTGGTTTGCGTAGGGTAGCCAGTATTAGCAAGCAACTGGCGCGACACTGAGGCCCCTTGCCACGTTACGTCACCATAGAGGCGCATAGAGGGCACGTACCGAAAGTAAGTACCAAGTATCGCCAGTGTGCCATTTGCCACCGCGTCTGCTGCGGCAAACTCTGTGGCGGCGAACACGCCGCCGCACTTTGTAGACGCACTGCCGTCGGTGTCCGCCGTCACTGTGATGGTTGGCTCACACTTCACCCTGCAATACGTTTCCGTGTACTCCACGCGTTCGGTAAGCCCTTGGTTTAGAACCACCTTTAGGGCAAACGAACGCGGGAAATTGGTGGTATCTACGGCGATTTGCTGAAAGCGCGTGCCGTCCGAACGCCAGCCCACAAAGCCGGATAGCTCAGGTTCGTAGAGGGGTGTTTCGGTGTTAGTGTCCATATCCACCACGAACACGGCCACGAGCCAGTCGGTGGTTAGCGCCGTCAGCTTAATGCCATACAGAGGCGAATCTGGCCAATTGTTCAGCCTGTCGGGTAGTTGCCACTGAAAGCCCAACACGTCCCCGTTTTTGTACGGGAGCGGCAGGCACGGTTCGGGGCATTCGGCGTACAGGGGGCGCACAGACCCGCAGGGCACGCGCACGGGCAACGGCCAGCACCCGCCGTATGTGAACGTATTTGCGGGCGATGCAGCCGCCTCAAATGTGTAGATAGCGCAGGTTGCCATATCGTTAGATAGGTTGCCACGCACCGCCACCAGTGGCCGTACGTGCGGGTGAGTAGTTGGTTAGTGTGCCGGTTATGCCATTAACCGGCTCCGGTGCTGTTGTGCCTGATACCTCACGCAGCGGGTACCACACAACATTAGCCAACCCAAGGGCCGTAGGATCGCCGCATATGCCGTCGTTGTACAGGTCGAGCGCCTCTGCGGCTGACACGGCTTGCCCAAAGATAGCCACGTTAGCCAAGCGGCCGTTAAAGTAATCCTCAGTGTTGATTGGCGTGTCAATACCAAGCCCAAGGGGTGGCAGTATTTCGGCAGGGTCAAAGCTGGTAACTACGCCGGACGTCTGGGGAAATCCGGGCTCTGGGGCTTGGGCAGCGCCGTTAATGTACACCGTCCAGGTTGAGGCGTCAACGCCTGCAAAATCAACCACGACGTGGTTCCAGCCCGGCACGATACCGCCTACAAACGTTCCAGTCGTGCCCCCTAATGGAATGTTGCTCAAAAAAACCTGCAACTTATCACCTACCGGCCCAAGCACCCACCCGGTTTCGTCAGTCCCCCCTTGTGGGCGTCTGCTAACCGCAGCGCCGCCGTCAAATGGGCCAGCGTCCGTGTATATCCAAGCCGATACGGCAAACGGGCCGGTGCCAAAGCTAAGCAACGCGGTTGGGGTGGTTATTACGTGTTCGGCTGGGTCGCCGTCGGGCCCTCCTAAGAAGTCCAAGCCGTAGCAGAAAGGCTCAGGCGAATAGCCCACGATGCACAGTTTTTGCGGCGTGTTGAGGGGCAGTAGCGACGTCACGATTTTGCCGCAAATATCACCGTCCGCATCCGTGACCTCAGGCCAATCTACCAACTTCGGGGTGGTAAGCATAGGCAAGTCTGTTGCAGGCTCACTGCTGTAGAAATGCGCTTGCCCTGCGGCCCCACTCTGCGGGCCTATGATAAGGTTGTAGGGCCTATCTGGGCCTACGTCGCTTAGGAAACAAGCGTCCAAAGGCGGATCGGATTCGCATACAACCAGCGCATCCAAGCCCGTCAGCGGGTCTGTAAGCACCAAGTCAATCACTATATCATCGTTTTTGACTGTGATGCTTTGCTCTACGATTACCTTTTCGTCAAATGGGGGCGTGTCGGTCGATTGTAGCGCAACCAACGTCCACGTCAGCTTAACCACCTTGCCACGGAGGTCTAAATTGCCAGTGGCAGGCAACACTTGCAGGCCAGTTGTTAGGTTGATAGTGCCAAGGCACCGAACGGGCGCGTCGCTCAAGTAGATGGTGCAAGCCACGGCCACCAAGTCCGCCGTGCTGGCAACTTGGATAGCGCCTCCAGTGGGCCACGTGCCTCCCGTGCGGGCAATCTCAGCCGTATATATCGTGTGCCGGAACGTATCGCCACCTACCGTTTCGTCATAGTAGGCCACCAGCGCAACGGCTTGCACGGCGTTGCCGAACGGGATTGTACGCAAGCTATTGTACGTGGACGGCGTGGCCCCCGTCAGGGTCACGGTGCTACGGATAAACTGGCGGGCTGCGGCTATGATGTTAGACCCATAGCCTGCGAACCGCGTCGCAAGGCCACTGCTTAGTAGTTCTGGGGATGCCAACAAAGGGCAGGCAACTGCCAGCGTTGGCGGATAGTAGAACGCATACCAATTGGACGTAGAAGCAGCATCTTGCACCAGAACAAACGGCATATACGTGCCGCCGATGCGTAGCATGGTGCCGTCAATCTCGAATCTTACGCGCCGTGTGGTGCCGCTTACGGTGGTAGGTGCTGCCATACCGTTTGACGTGGCGAAACTGCCCGCGTCTATTTCGTACTGCACAGGTAATGGGGCAACGGGGCCTCCAGTTGGGCGGTACATCATCATCAAAAACTGCCCCGCCGCGTAAAACTGGCTGTTATCCTCAGCATCCGTGCGCAGGATGCCTGCGTAGTAAGCTGTGGGCAGAACCGCCGCGTCTATGTCAAACTCGATCACCGTTGTGGCTTGCGTGTTGAGCACCTCTACCGTGCCGTCGGGGTTGGTAAGGCGTTGATCCACCAACGTGATGGAGTCAGGGAGTAAGGCTGTTGGCGTTGCCCCATTGTACCACCGGGCCGCAGCAGAACTGTAAACCGTCAACTCCGCGCAATGCGTAGCATCCGCGGGCAGCGTTTCAAAGACCGCCAACTGAATAGCATAGCGCCTACCTGCCGCGTTGAATTGGCTTTGGCCTGCAAAATTGAAGTCAGTGCTCGAAGCCAACGAAGGCCGAATGAGCTTCTTGGCGTTTGGCTGGTTTTCGGTGAATTGGTTGGGGTCAATGTCCCGTTGGTTGAGCCAGTAAACCGTAATCTCAAAGTACACCGGGCCAGCGCCAGCATCGAAGAACTGGATTGTTGCCATTGCCTGACGTACCTGTTCCTCAACCGTAGGGTTTGTGCTGTATCCCCAAGCCATTTGATAGACTGCGCCCGTGAATGCAGTTGCCCCCACAGACTCTGTGCCCAAAATCGTGTACTGCCAAGCGGGTTGGCGAACTGCCCCGAACACGGGGCCGGACCCATTGTTGCCAGTCGTTAGGCGGAACTGCGGCATCGGCACGCCCCCCACACACTGGCCAAACGACACGAACACCAAAGCGCCAGTCAGCGCCCCAATATTGGCTTTGTTGGTTTCAAAACGGGCACGGAATAACTGCGGGTAGCCTACGCACGCAGTGGCGCTTGGGGCAGTAAAGACGCTGCCAGACGGTAATGTGAGAGCCATTTTAGAACTTGGCGTTAATCGTTATATCTTGAGCGTCAATAACATAGTCTGTTATTACGGCGGTGTCCCCATCGTAATCTATCAAACCACCCCCAACGCTTATGTTGTCGAGTGCTTCACAACTGGCGGCCAGTGTGACGCGGATAGTTTGCCCGGCCTTTGCACCATAGCGACGCTGTGCAAGGTACTTAAAGCCGCTCAATTCCCAGAGGCTGTTAGGCTCGCCGGGCCGGAATTTGAACGTGTTGTTGTACTGCCATACGCCACCTCCAACGTCAACCCGCTCCACTTGTGCCTCAATCAAGTCGGCACCATCCCACATGAGTACTTTGGGCAATGACGCCTTTCCCATCGACAACTTGAGCCAGTGCCGTGCGTTGCCTATTGTGTTGGCCACAAATGGGATATTGGCAAATGGGGCCAACTCGTCGGCCCCGAACTCATCGTTGTTGAACCGCGCACGGCCAACGGGCAACGTGATATCCAACGGCCCTTGACGTCCCGGCGGTGGCGGGGTGTTATAGTCTACGATAGCATCATAATAGGCGGGCGCAGGGGCTATGTAATTCCCAGCGGCCTCGTCGCCGGGCACATCCTGCCCATCGTCGCTGAACTTTAGGCGGGCGTATGCGGGCGATTTTTGGCCCGTAAGGTCGTAACAGACGCGCTTAACCTGAATGTCTGGCCACGTGCGCAGGTCAAACACCGTTGGCGTGGTAGGCACAACGGTTTCGATGCGTATCGTAGAGCCCTCGATCCACCAGCGCAAGCCCAAAGCTCGACACAGCAAGTCCAACCATTCGTAGCAGCTTTCGTTGGGCGCGTTCTTCTGCCAGTACGTTTCGCCCACCTCATATATCACACTGCCGTCAGGGTTTTGGTAGGTGCGCGTTCCGCCGTCAATGGGGGCGCACCACCACATAGCGTTTCTGAAAGGGGCAATGTCGTTGCCTGCCGGGTCAAGCAGAAAGAACATGGTGCTTTCCCAGCGCAAGCCCGTCAGGGTTGTGATTTGGTTGAGGTAGGACGTGACGAATGGCGTTGGGTGCCCGTTGCCGCATCCGGTGGCCAGTTGCTCAAGCGTGTCGATAAAGCCAAGGTAGGATTGTATCAGTTGTGTCGGCGCTCCAAACGTAGGGGTGCCGGGCACGATGGAGGCTAGTATGCTCACGATGGTCACAAAAGGCACCATGAAGCCAAACAAGGTGTTCAGGCCGAAGGCTACGATAATCATTATCGCGGCCAGCGCCTTGGGCCGTAGGGCGTTGCAGTGCCTTACAAAGGGGTGCGCAGTGTCGGTGTAGAAGTTTGGGCGCGGATTGGCCATATCGTACCCTTTTATGACCTTGTTTTTGAGCAGCGTTATGGCCGCCGCTTCTGGGCTTGCGTCCGCCACCGCAACAGTGATCCCGCAATCCTCGCCCTTGGCACAGTACCCAAGGCCGTCACGGCGTATTTCGCCCACGAACACCACCTTGTTGCAACACGTCGAAAAGAACTCGACTGCAATGGCATTGTTCTGGCCGTCCGCACCAAATAGGCGCTCGCGGACGTATTCCGCCGCGCTGCCATATAGCGTCAGTGAGCCGGAAAACGTGCGGGCGGGGCCGCTTACAGACGCAGCGCCGCCGAATTGATCCCCCTGAATGTCAGAAGCACGGCGGCTTACGGTTATGCTACCGTCCCAGCCCTCAATTTCGTTGGGGGCCACGGGGTTGCCGTCAAGCGATACGATGATACGTTGGTTCATTGCGCGTAGCGTTGGATTTTGGCTTGGTTGGCGTTGTATCGGTTGGCAATCGTAGCCACGCCGCGCTCGTTAATCACAACTTCGGTAGCAGGAAGCCGGGAGACGGCGTACGTCAGGTCTTGCACCGCCTGTTTTAGGCTCTCCATGTCGGCTTGCATCGTGGTAACCACCGGATTACGTGCTATGGCAATAACGTCAGGGGCAAGTGTCCCGTACTTGTTTAACTCGTGGAACCGCTTGTGACCAAGTTTTGCCATTGCGGCACGGCGCAGGATACCCTCACCGCCTTCGGCTTCGATAAGGTGGCCCCCTTGGCTATGTCGCTTGCCAGTCAGGATACCACCCCCGTAAACGTTGCTCACAAGGCCGTTCTGCCCCACAATCCCACCTGATTCGGCGGCAGGCAAGGCGCTTTGGGCTTGTGCCCGCGCGGCGGCTATGCCAGCCGCAAGGGCAACCAAGGTGGCGGCAATCGTGAATGGGGCGGCAACCCCGCCCTCGGCCGCCGCTTTGGCTATCGCAAGCGTGCTGTTAATGACCAACTGGGCAATGGCAAGGTTCCGTTGCTCTTCGACAAACGCCCGTTGCTGTTTTAGCAGGGCCTGCAACCGGGCCTCCTCAGCCGCCACCTGCTCGGCACTGGCTTGGCTGTTAACGCCAGTCAGGGCCGCCAGTTTGTCCTTTTGTATTTGCACCTCACGGTCTGCGGCGGCTTTCTGGGCGTCGTTCAGGGCATTCAAGAAGCTAAACACCTCACTAACCAACCCCCGAACGCCGTCCGAATACTTTAGGATTATCTCCTTAACCCCGTTGCCCGTTTGGTTGGCCAGCGCGACAATCTCCATCATCTTGGCCTCCACCTCGGCCAGCGGCAGGGTGTTGCCGTCCGATACAGCAGCAACCAACTCTGCCAGCATCCCCTGCACCTTCTTGCCTACGTTCGGCGCGGTATCCAAGATCACTTGCTCAAAGTCCCGCACCAGCACCTCCAAATCCTGACGCCCGGCCTTTTTGAGGGCGGCCAGCAATGGGGTGCCGACGGCTTCGGGCAACGCAATTAGCTTGGCTTTAAGCTCGTCGGAGCCCTTTTTGATCTCGTCAAACGCGGCCAACAGCTTGGCAGTCTCACGCTCAACCGGATCGGCAATGCTGTTGAGCTTTGCGTCCGCCAACGCCTTATCTGAGCGCTCCTTAAACTTTTCCACCTCCTGCGTAAGTTCGTTGAGCGCCTTTTTTTGCGCCTCAATCGCCCCTACACCAGCTTCGGCAACCGCCTTACTAATCATTGATACCGACTTAAGCGCCACAGCAAGTTCGTCAGCCTTGGCTACCAAGGTTTCGAGCACGCCAAATAGGCTGCCAGCATCGGCAATTGGGCCTGTTTTGAGGCCCTCCACAAGGTTGTCAAAGGCGGAAATGAGGGCTGGGCTGGCCGTGCCAATAGCCTTAACCACGTTGTTTTTCGTGTCAAGCACAAGCGCCGTCAGAAAATCCCGCAGGCCACCCTCAAGTTCGTTCGTTAGCGCTGGGTCTGCCCCCAAGGCCAACGCCTCGGCCAGCCGCTTGCGCAAGGCGTCAAACTCTGTGACAGCGGCCTTAATGGTGAGCACCGCGCCCTGCAAGTCCCGCGTTAGCGGGGCGGTTATGCTATCAACACCAGCCCCCTCAAATGCCTTGCGGCCCGATTCGGCAAACTTGCGTATGTCGCTTGCAAGGTCGTCCAAGGCTTTTTTGATCTTATCCGCGTCCTTAACAACAGCAGACACGCCGGGCCCAAGGCCACCCCCAAGCGCCGCCCCAAAGTCGCTTAGCGTTGTGTCGGGCTTCAGGTCTTTTATGGTGGTTAGCAGGACGTCCAACTCACGGGTGTATTCGTTAACCAAGTCTCGTGCGCTGCCTATGCCAGTGTTGTACTCTACCAAGCTGGTCAACGCACCGCCAGTGGCTGCATCCAACTTGGCAAAAGTTTCTGGCGCAACCCCGATAGCCGCAAAGCCAATCGCAATGGACTTGCCAGCAAGGTCTACCTTTTTGGAATAGTCTAACAGGGCCTCAGACCGCTTTTTGGTGATTTCAACAGCCAGTTCCTCAAATGCCCGTAGCTTGATCTCTTGCTCAATCCCGGCCAGCACCTTGGCACGGGCCTCACTGATTTGGCCCAAGCGCAAAGCCTCGATTTCCTGCTGACTTAGGTACTTGCCATATTGCTCCACCACGGCCTCAATAGACTGCTGTTGCAACTTGCGGTTGGCCACATCTATGGCAAGCAAGCCTGCACCCTGAGCCGCAAGCTCGTTATTGCGCACCTGCTGCGCCCGGTTTTGGGCCAGCGCCTCAGTGCTACCATTAACCGCGTCGGTGTACTGTTGCAAGGTGTCAAACGCCTCTTCTGCGGCAACTTGTGCCATTGCCACCTCGTCGGACACATTACTAAGCTCGCGGTCAAACTCTGATGCGGCCCGGCTACTGGCGGTGAGGCCGTCCTTAAGCAACTCGTAAGCGGCGTATGCGGCCCCAAGTGCCACGACAATAGCCCCCAGCGGGTTTGCCTTTAGGGCTGCCCACAATCCGCGCACCGTGACGGTTGCCCGCTCCTTAGCCACCGTGTTAACGTTGGTGGCCACCGTATCGGCGGCGGTTGCTGCTGCGGCTTGGCCGGACGCGGCGGCACTGTATCGTACGGCGGCTGTCCAAAGGGTTGTGAGGCCCGTCGCCTTGGCAATGCTGGTGCCGAGAGCGCCGAAAGAGGCAATGATGCTGTTTAGCTTGAGGCCCGTGTAGGCCAGCGCTAAGCCTTTGACTACGCCGGTGTTGTTGGCCAGCCACTTTGACGCGGACACAACGATTGTAATCAGCTTGCCCAAGCCTTGCACCGCACCTGACAGTGCGCCACGGAACGTTTTGCCGATTTCTACCGCGCCGGAAGTGAACTGATCCCCCAAGTTGGAGAGTTCGCCGCCCAAAGTTTTGCTAATCTTGGCCGTCGTGCCCGACACGCCGGGCAGTTTTCCAAGGCTGAACAGGTAATCACTGATAGCCGCGTCTGACTTGGCAACCGTGGTAGTTACGCCCTTGAACGTCAGGCTTACCTTATCGTTTTCCGACTTGGCTTTGATGCCAAACTCCTTGAGCCGTTCAAACTCTCCGCTACGTGCGTCCAGTATAGCCTCAGTGAGCTGATCCAGAGACTTGCCTTGCGCGTTGGCAACGTCTGCAAGGCTGGTGAGCTGCTGAATCGTCGGGTTAACGCCCTGTCCCAGAAACTTGAGTACCGAACTGGTGGCTTCCTCAAAGCTAAAGTTCGTAGTCTCAGCAAATGCCTTTAGCTCTTCAAACTTGGCCTTCCCCTCTACCTCACCAAGCGCATTTTGCAGGATAGCCAGTTGCTTTTCGGCCTCAGCCGTGCCCCGAATAATCTCCCCAAAGAACCCCTCTATCTTGGTTACAATACCAAGCCCAGCCGCAAAGGACGCCGCCTGCTGAAAAGCGCTGCCCAAGCTCATAAATGAGCTTTTGGCTTGTTCGGCTGACTTATCGGCTTTGTCGGTGGCGGTTGCCAGCTTGTTAAACGACGTGAGCAGCAGCACGTTTTGGTTAACAAGCTGCTGCTCGATACCCACCAACGTGCGTTGTGACGCGGCAAGGCCGTCCACGGCGGTATCGTACTTGGCAGTAGCGGCTATCTGCGCCTTGTATTGGCCGTTGAGCGCCGAAAACTCAGCACGGGCCTTGCCAAGGTCTGCAATCGCCTCTTTGAGCTTGAAATCTATGTCAAATACTACTGCCATCGTCTTAGTGTTTACTTGCCGCCGCGGCCTCCGCTTGGCGCTGTGCGGCAATTTCGCGCTGTTTGATGATATAAATGTTCAGGTCGGCGTAATATTCGTCGGTCGTCAGGCTGCGCATAATCGCCATTTCGGCCAAACTGCCATTGCACCTATCCATTTCCAAGCGGGACAGCGTGTCTATGAAGATTCGCCTTGCAATCCACGGATGATGCTCTGCATCGTCTCTTGATGCTTCAGTTGGCTCACCAAATACGGCAGGGTAGTGGTTTCTGACCAATTGGGAAAGCCTTCCGAGCGCTTCCACGCCATTCGCAAAAAAAAATCGCGGGCTTCGTGGTCGTGCTTCCACACTTCGAGCTTAGCCAGTCGTGTAGCTGCCATGTTTTCGTAGGTGTCCAACGGCTTTTCATCGTTCCATAAGTACATCATGGCCGCGATTTCGAGTAGCGCAACCGCAGAAACTTCCGTGTTGAGCTGGTCGATAACCGCATCGATAAGCGTTTTGGCTGTGATATGCTGGCTTACGATGGTGTTCAGGACTTCGGGGCCGCTTTGCACGTTGATTTCGAGCGCCCGTGAGGCCTCTTTCAGTTGCTTTAGCGCCGTGGTAGGGCCGAGCCTAGCTTGCCAACCCTCTAAGATGGTTTGCGCGTCGTGGAAGCGTTGGGCGGGCATAAGCGCCAGCGGCTCGTACGTCCAATACTTGTTGCCCGCTTTGTCGGTGTAGACAATCGGCGTAACGCCTTTCTGGATAGCCTGCTGGGCTTTGGCTTTCTTCTTAAACATGGGGATTGTCGGTTATATGTCTGCAAGATACGTATGTACGGCGTAACGGAATGCGTCACCCTTGTGGCCGCGCTTGAATAGCTCTTCTTGGCTTTTGTCGATATGGCCGTCCGGTTCGGCCTCTGTGAGTAGCAAATCTTGGATCAGAAGGGTGCAGTTGGCGTTTATACGAACGTCGTGGTAGTACAGGGCGGCGTTGACCACTGCGCGGCTGTTGTGGTGGCCAAGGTTGGCGGTTGGCGTATCTATCTGGCTCCAACTTAGCTTCAACTCTTTGACGATAATGTCGTAGGAGCTAATCGTGCCTTGCGTCAGCGCTGAGTGAGCCCGTCCCGTTGCGTCGCCGGTCACCCGCAGCATGTGGGGTTTGAAGTCCTTGCGGATCAGGGCGCACATATCGTGGATTGAGCCTTTGATGCTGTATTCCTTAAACACATGCAGTGATGAGCGCCGCCCCTTGTGGAAGTGGAACGCAATGCAGGTCATAGGGTCATAGTTGAAGTCGAAGCTCAGGTACACGGGCAGGTTTGGGTTGTAGTCAACGCCAAGTTGCTCGTGGACTTCGCGCTTAAAGTTGTAGTACCACGGGTTTTCAGCCTGCTGCAACGGGCGGGCTTCGTAGAGTTCCGCGAACGTCCGCGCGTCCAATAGTGCCCGCTGCTCCTCCAAGTCCTCACGCTTGAATACGCCCCCCTCCACTGCGTCCATAGCCACAAGGCGGTGGTAGCTCACGAAGTGGAGCTTCTTTTCCTCGGCCAACCGGCACAGCTCGTAAAACCAGTTGTTGGTGCCTACCACGTTTCCGATAGCCGCCATTTTGCCGGATGTTTTGGTAAGCACCGAACGGCACGCCTCATAGGAGCGCTTAACCAAGCGGCTGGCTTCGTCAACAATTAGAAAGTACACGTCGTCACCAAACAGGTTGTCAGGTTTGTGGCCTGACTTAAACCACAGTTCGCACCCCGTGAACAGGGTGAGCATCCGTTTGGAGTAGTTCGGCGGCTTGGCCAGCAACCAAGGATAAGGCTGAATCAGGTTCACCAAGCGGCCAAATGCTATCTCGGCTTGGGCAAATACGGGCGCTACCCACCAACCACGGGGCGGGTTGTGGCCCGGAATGTGCCAGTGCTGCAAGCCTTGCTCCAAAAACCACACCAGCATTGCCGTGGTCTTGCCTGCCTTGGTGCTGGCCTCAACACACACCACCTTGGCAGGGTCGTCAACGAACGCGGCTTGCTTGGGGTAGAGGTAGGGGCGCTCGTAAGTCGGGTCGTTACTCTCCATCGGGGGTGCTTTGTTTGTCCGGCTCTGGCGTGGGCTGGCTCAATATCGTGCGCCCGTCCCCAAGGTTCAGCACAATGCGGCGCGGCCCCTCTTCTTGCTTGGCTTGTTCTATGGGCTTTGCGGCAAGCGGGCGCATGGTGTGCTTTAGGTTCAGTTCGTACAGGCGCATACGGACGGCTATCTTATCCCTATCAGACAGTTGGGTACTTTTCAGCAACTTTTCAATTTCCTCACGCTGGTACGCCGCGTCTTCAGCCAAGTCCTGCCGAACCAAGGCCCGCGTTTCGCTCACACGGCGCATTATTCTGGCCGCGTAAGCCGAAGGTTCGGTGGGGGGCCGACCGTGTGGGTTGCCAGACTGGCCTTTCTTAAATGGCATAGGACAAACGGCCTAAAACGGCGATTCCATTGTTTTCTATTGTTATTTCGGCAAGATAGCGGGTTTGTCGCCAAACGCAAAACGCCCCTATGCGGGGCGCTGCGGGTTGTGTTGCGCTGCCTCTGAAAGCCGCCTCTCGGCATAGAATTTAGTGCGCTCAAGTGATCTTTCTGGGCGGCTTACTTTCGTGTAAAAACAGTTCAATTCATCGTCATTTTGATAAATTCGAACTTCGTGTGTGTTTGGTCCAAGGCGCTCAATGGTTGCCTTTAGGTCGCCAAATTGGCAATCAAATGCGTCAGGGCCTGTTTCGCGCCAAATGAAGGCAGGGGGCGTCTTCTTTGTGGGGGTGGACATGTTTTCTTGGGGGTCGGGCGTTATACGGCAACTGGGGCTGGGATGGCGGGTAGGGGATTATAGTTATTGAGGGTGATGTCGTCATAGCCAAAGCTATCAATGTCGGTGATAGCCGGGTTGAGGCTGATAGTGGGCAGCGTTGGCGTAACGCCTTTGGCCCGCTCTATCACCTCCTTAGCTTGGTCAAGGTGGTTGCTGTACAAGTGCGCATCGGCAAGGCTCATTACAAGCTCACCAACCCCAAGGCCGCACACCTGCGCCACCATGTGCGTGAGCAATGCGTAGCTGGCGATGTTGAACGGCAGGCCCAAGAACACGTCGCACGACCGCATGTTGACAATGCAACTGAGCTTGCCGTCACGCACCGAAAACTGAAAGGCGTAATGACAGGGTGGGAGGCGCATATCTGGCAAGTCGCCGACGTTCCATGCGCTCACAAGCAAGCGGCGACTGTTCGGCTTGGTTTTGATGTCATGTATCACGTCTGCAATTTGGTCTGTGTGCCAGCAATAATCACCCACAACAGCCGAGTGGCTGGGAGCCCTCCAAGTACGCCACTGCGCCCCATACACCGGGCCTAAGCTGCCGTCAGCATCGGCCCATTTGTCCCAAATGGTAACGCCGTGTTTTTGGAGCCAGCGCACGTTTGTGCCACCCTGAATCATCCAAAGGAGTTCATAGGCGATGGACTTGAAGTGCGTCTTTTTTAGCGTCAGCAGCGGGAAGCCCTCGTTAAGGTCGAACCGCGGCATACGGCCAAACACTGATCGGGTGCCAACGCCAGTGCGGTCGGATCGGTCTATGCCTTTGTCCAAAATGTTGGTTATAAGGTCTACGTACTCTTTCATAGTGGGTTATACGGCACACGGGCCGCAGGGTTACAAGTTTGTGAAAAATACGGGTTAATACGCAGTGCAATGAACGGTGGTAGACTTGCGTCAAAACGGCTCAGGCTTTGGTGTCCCTATGTCTATCGCCCGCTCCCGGCGATACTTAGCAGACCGCCGATACGCGTTACAACACCAGCAGTTAACACACCAGCAGGGCATTCCGGGCACACCTGCCCAAGATAGCTTGCGGGCGTACTTTCTGCGGTTGATAATCCGCACGTGGGAGCAATAGGGGTGCCTCATTTGACCGGCCTACCGTCAGCAAGGTAGTACTTGGGGGCTTCGTGCCAATCCTCAGAGTACCGCAGCACCACGCGCACTATGTCCATGTCTCCAATCTCGGAGACGTGTACGCGCTTGTGCCGCCGATCCATAGGCGTTGCGTCGTGGTAGCCGTACATCCCGGCCAAAATCTGGCGGAATGCGTCAGCGTCGCACCCGGCGTCCAAGTAGGTTACGCCGTCCTGCAATTGATGCACCTTGAGCACCCGCACCTCCACAACGTCGGCAACACCGTAAGCCACGTGGCCGATACCGTCAGGCAACTTATCGGCCTTAGTGCCCTTAACGATAATCTCGTAAGACTGGCCAACTTGGTACTTATCTTGCCCAGCATAGTACCGGCGGATCGTGGAAAATGCCTTGCAATGCACCTTTCCGGTGGCCCCGGCGCGGTTATTCCAGTGGTTGGAAAAACTTAGCGCCGGGTGGCCGGAATGGGTAATCTGGAACTTGGTCATACTATGATGTAGCCGTTACGTGCTTGGTTGTCAAAGGGCCACGGATTGTCCCAGCCGTACTTGCGGATGCACTGGCCTATGTCGGCCAGTATGGATTTTGCAAGGCTCAGGCCCTCGTATAGTGTGGCGTCGCAGAGTTGGTACAGGCCGTGGATATAGGGCTCGCTGGTGTTAACCCGCAGCACCCATACCGCCGACACGGCATACTGATGCTGTAACAATGCCTCTTGATAGATAGCAAGCTGCATGGACGTCAGGTCGGTGAGCTTGCGCTCGAACGCCCGCTTGTTAAGGCCGCTGCACTTAATGTCCAGCAGATTGCCTGATATGGGGTTATAGCCGTCAATACAGCCCTTAAGGAACCATTTGCCCCCAGCCGCGTCGGTTATAGTGAGCCATACGGGCAACTCGGTGTACGTGTTGTGATCCCGCAGCATCTCAACCCACGGCGCAAGGTTGCCATATCCGCTGGTGGTAATGGCAACGTACTTGGCATGTTGTGCCGCAGGCAACATCGGCGTTCCGGCGGCCTCAAGCTCAACATACATCGCCTTGCCCTCCTTGCTTGCACGGGACGGCTGCAATACCGGCTCAGGCAAGTTTCGGCCTTGCATGTGGTTGTGGATATGGGTACCCAAGTCCATATCTGGTGTGCTCTCCATTGTGTGCAGGCCAAGGGCACGGAGCCGAAAATACTCAGGGCCCTCCAAATAGTCGGCCAGTAGACTGAAGCTGAGTAGCGGTACTTCGCGGTACGTCATTTCTGGCCTCCTTTGAGGGTGTCAATCCGCTTGGTGGCGTGCATCTTAAGCTGCACATCGTCAGCATACTGTGGGTGTGCGGTCAGGACGGCACGGACAGCCTCTGGGGTTTGGGCCGCATCAATCTGCGCATAGGCTACGGCAAGGGTATCAACGGGCTCCGGGGCGCCCTCAACCTCAACAATCTCGGCCCCGAAGGCCTCTACGGCGGCTTCGCCAAACTCTGTGCGGACGTCGCGGACGCGTTTTTCGCGGCTCTCATACACGTCCTGAATGTAGGCCGCCTGCTGCAATACGGGCGCGTCGCCCAGCTTGGGTAGCGACTTTGCCAGCAGCTTCAACACCGTCTTTTCGGCCATACGCGCCGGGTGCTCTTTCCAGACGTTCAGGGACTTGGCAAACTTTTTGGCGTGCTCAATTTCATCCGGGCCGATAACCTTAACCACGCCCTTGTAACCTGCGCGGCTGGCTACGGCATAGGCCCAAATGATCTGGCCCTGCTTACGGGGCTGAGGGGTAAAGTCAATGCGCGGATCAGACCCAAGGGTTACCCGGAAACTGTCAAGCTCATTGTCATACACGACGCCGTAGCTTATCGACCACCCGGCACGGCCAAACAAGGTCAGCCAGCCCCCGGGCGCAATGATAAGCTGGCAATCCTTGCCGTAGGGCACAAGGTAAACCTCACGTGCTGCTGGTGTTGGGTCTAAGTCCAATGCCGCAACGTCAATAATGGCAAGCTGTACCGATTGCGGTGAGCACAATTGCAGTGGCGTCGCCGCTCGCAAGGCAAGGGCTATAAATTTTGCCACTTTTTCTGGCGTCGGAAACAGGTCGTTAAGCACCGGCTTTAGGGCCGCTACCTTGGCTTGGTAGGTTGCTGGTGCTGGTGCTG